GTTCACGCCGGACATCCGGACGCGGCCCCAGATCAAGGGAACGGCTCGGCCCTCGGTCGCCGTCGGGACGTTGAAGTCGCCCAGGCCGGCCGGCTTCGCGTCCTCGATGTTCGGCTTCGGACGGAGGAGCTCGGTCACGAGGAACGTGATGACGTTGATGAGGAGCATGACCCAGAAGACCACGGCGCGCTCCTATGATCCGCCGCGGAGTCGCGTGTTGAACGGGTTCTTCCTGGGGACGAACGGGAAGCCGCCGTAGTCCAGGACGGCCGCGAACTTCGTGTCGCAAGTCGCGAGCGAGTGATCGCAACCGGCGAAGACGTCGACGTCCGAGCCGATGACCGTCTCGGCGAACGGGAGGAGGAGCGTGAGCGTGTCGCCCGCCTGGGCGAGAATCATCCGCGCGTCGTCCAGGGTCCCGGCGGGGAACCTGGCGAAGCCGCCGACGAAGTTGTCCGCCGGACCGACGCCGCCGGCGCCGTTGACCGTGATGTCGTTCCCGGAGACCGCCGAGACGAGCCCGGTGAACGTGAAGAGGCCGATCGAGACCTTGCATCGCTCATCGTAGAGGATGTGATTACAGAGCCCGAGGTAGGTGAAGCGCGGCGCCGCCCGGTTGAAGACCTTCGTGTTCGGATTACAGAGGAGCTTCGCCTCGAGCTCGCCGTCGAAGGAGGCGTTCGCGATGAAGCCCTCGAACAGAACCAGGACTTCCTCGGCTGGGTCGGTCAAGTGAGCCCGGAGGATCTGGACCGTCCCGACCTGGCCGGGGAGGTTGACGATGAACTTCGCCGGGACCGGGTTGTCGAGCGGGAGCGTGATCGTGAGTTGACCGGCGGAGTCCTCGACCGTGGCCTCGGTGTTCGTCCTCGAGATCCTCTCGGTCGTGTAGGCGAAGCCGTTCCAGACGATGTCGCGCTGGAACGACGTGAAGCGGAAGATCTCGAGGCCGAAGATGAACGTGTAGAGCTCGATGACCTGGCCGGACTCTCGGCTGGTCTCCTGGGCGGCGAAGGTCATGACGGGACTCCGGTGAGGTTGAAGTCGATCCTAGACTCTCCGGGCCGTTGATGCGAGAAGCCCGGCGCGTCGTTCGAGATCCGCGAGAGCGTGAGGAACTCGATCCGGTTGATGTCGACGAGCGGGAGCGCCGGCGTGATCCCTGGCGAGAGCGTGATCCGCTCGACGGTGTCGGAGACGACGGAGGAGCCCGTGATGAGATGCTGGGAGACCGTCCCGTCGACGCGGATGATCTGGATGTCCGAGCGCGGCGTGATCTCCTGGACGAACTGGGTGAAGCCGAAGGCCTCGAAGTCGATCTGGGTCGACGTGTCGGCGATGTCGGCGATCGCCTTGAAGTCGTTCCGGCCGGTCCCGACGTAGAACGCAAGCTGGGACCCCTTGAGGAAGTGGAGGAGTTGACGGAAGTCCCAGGTGTCCTCGAAGCTCTTCCCCTCGAAGCCGTAGTTGAACGACGGCTTCCCCTTCGTCCACGAGGAGAACTGGAGCGCCGGGCCGGTCTCCGGATCCAGGCGGACGACCTTCCGGCGGATCCCCTCCTTCACGGTCGAGCCCTTCATGAAGTTCAAGCGGTCGATGAGCGGCTTCGCGACCGTCTGGCCGCCGCCGAGGTAGGTCGGGAACGCCGCCTGGCTCGCGAGGTTGACGTTGTCGAGGACCGTGAACTCGATCTGGAAGTCCGTCGGGCCGATGGCGAAGCGGGACGCGGAAAGCTGGGGCCGCGTGAGCGCGGTCCGGACCGGGATGACGATCGTCTCGACGGCGTCGAAGGCCGTCCCGATCCCGACCTGGAGCTCGATGTCGTTCGGGTTCACGGTGAGGATCTCGAGCGTCTCGGCCTTGAAGTTGTTGTCGTAGATCATGACCAGGCCGCCGGCGCGGAAGTCGGCGAAGGCGGTGTCGACGATGACCGTCGTGTTCCCGATGTTGAGCGGAGCGCCGAGCGGCTTCGACTCGTGCCAGACCGGGACGCCGAACACGCGGCTCTGCCAGTCGAAGAGGACCGCGTTGATCGAGTCGCGCGTCCGATCGTCGTCGGTCCGGACCGTGAACTTGAAGATCTGGCGCGGGTTCTCGCGGACGTTGATCCGTTGCTCGCTCCCGTCGTTGACCTCGATGACGTCCGTCTTGAACTGGAGGGTCTCGCCGATCGGCGACTGGGGCCGATACTGGAAGAGCGTGATCCGGTTCCCCGTGATCGGGACGATGAGGAAGTCGATCGCGGTGTCGATGTCGAAGTCGAGCGTCCCGGTGATGCTCGGCGGGCCGGCCGTCGTGACCTGGACGTCGAGGATGAAGTTGTCGAGCGACGCCATGAGGAGCGGGAGGGCCGGGAGGTTCGTCGCGGCGACGCCGGCGCCGGCATTGTTGACGAAGGCCTCCCAGGTTCGCGCCTCGTTGCGGAAGGCGTTGAAGAGCTCGAGCGTCCGGATCTGGGTCGTCAAGACGTTCCCGAGATCCAGTCGGCCGGGGAAGACGTGCCACTTCTCGAACCAGTCGCTCGGCTGGTCGAGGTCGACGAAGCCGGCGACGTCCTTGAACGGCCCGAGGTTCGCCTCCTGGAGCGCGGCCGTCCCGACGACGACCGAGCCGTCCTCGATCGTCGCGACGTTGTCGGGGTCGAACGGGTCGACGCCGAAGCCGGTGATGAACGTCCGGACCCGCTCGAAGGGGTCGTAGTTGCTGGGGACCGTGGCCGGATCCGACGGGTCGTAGGGCGCGGACGGGTAGGCGAAGCCGCCGACCGCGAAGCCGGGCGGCTTCGGATCGCCGACATCCGGATCCGGGAAGGGTCCGGCCGGGCCGGGTCGCGGTTGTACGTTGCCGGCGAAGTCGGTCATCGCGGGCCGCCTCTAGGCGTTCTCGCGCCGGTAGGCGATCCCGCCGTTCCAGGACTCCTCGGTGTTGTTCTGGAGGAATTGCTTCCGGACCCAGGGGAAAAAATACCAATCCTCGCCGGCGATCGAGATGATCTGGCCCGGCTGGATGTTGGCGATGTTGCACATCCGGACGTCGGCCTGGAAGCCGACCCGCCGCGCGAGGTCCGGCGCCGGGACGCGGTCCTCGAGCTCGAGCGGGATCGGGAAGAGCGGCTTGTAGGCGGTCGCGAGCGTGATCTCGAAGCCGCCGAAGGCGGCGAACTCTCGCGAGGTACGCCAGCCGCCGGCGCCGATCCAGCGCGGGTTCCCGGCGCGGTCGTTCCCTGGCGTGGCGGTGTTCGCCATACAAGCCCAGGCCGTCGCCGGATCCGGCTCGCCCGGATACCCGTCGACCCGCATCGTCGCCGCGAGCGAGAGGTTGTTCCCGAAGCCGTCGATCCCGAAGGAGTGCTGGGTGATCGCTGGGACGTCGATCCGGCTCGAGGACTGGTCCCAGAAGTGGCCGTAGCAATACTCGCCGCCGACCCAGTCGCCGATCTTGAGGATCTCGCCGAAGCCGAAGTGACGGTAGCGGCCGGCGTCGACCTCGACGACGACGTGGACGTATGCCGGCGAGGCGTCGTTCTCGAAGAAGAAGAAGGACGTGTGAGGCCCGGCGAACTGGTTGCAGCATCGTTGCGTGTCGAGGTTCGTGAGGACGTTCGTCGGGAGGCCGTTCCCGGAGTCGCCCGTGGCCGTCCAGGGGTCGGTCGTCGGCGACGGATCCGCGGCGGTCGCCTGGTAGATCCCCATCGTCCCGTTATCGGTCGCCTCGGTGTATTGCATCGAGACGAAGATCGAGTTCTTCGAGAAGCCGATCGAGCCGACGTCGGCGGTGATCGTGTTGAAGAAGGTCTCGGTCCAGCCGTTCGCCTGGAGGAAGGTCGAGAGTTGCGTGAGGAGGTTCTCGATCGAAGTCGATGTTCCGGTCTGGAAGGCCATGATCTAGGCGTCCTCTCGTAAAAATTGGAACGCGAATTGCTCGGTCCGGTTCGCGCTCTGGAAGGCGCGGTAGTGTATCCCGCCGACGATGACCCGGTCCTGGGCGAGGATGTTGTTCCCGGCCGTGGACGCCCAGAAGACCGAGTCGAGCTCGCCGAGGATCTGGAGCGACGGGATCGAGAACCAGACGATCGTCGGGACGAGGATCGTGATGTTGCCGCCGGAGTCTTCGGTCTCGCGGAGCGTCGTCGTCGGGACCCCAGGGCTCCCGGTCGTCGGGATGACCCCGTCCCACTGGCGGCCCGGACTGTTCGGGAGGAACTTCGAGGCGGGGTTGTACTCGTTCGAGGTCGGCGGGTTCGGCCGGGCTGGATAGACGGATCGCTCGGTGAACGACTGGCGCGTCCCGCCGAATTGCCAGTTCCTCACGAATTGCCAGGTCCCGTCGAAGAAGCGCAAGCCGGCCGGGCCGCGCGAGTTGCCGCCGGTGAAGGTCGAGGCGCCAGGGTCCGCGATCCCCGCCTGGGAGAGCCCCGACGCGGAGAAGCTCGTGTTCCACTTTGAAGTCGTGCCGGCGATGTAGAGCGGGTACGGATACTCGACCGGCGTCGCGAACGGGTTGAGGAAGCCCAGGTAGAACGACTGATAAGTCGAGCCGATCCTCATGATCCCGGAGAGGACGCGCGGCGTGACGTGGAACCAGCACTCGATCGAGCCGTCGGTGAGCGGGACGAAGGCCGCGATCTCGTTCGGCGAGAGGTAGGAGAAGCCCGGCTGGTCCTCGAGGAGGAGGAGGGTGTTGAAGCCGGTGAAGCCGAAGAGTTGCCAGTTGAAGACCGCGGGGCCGGTGTCGCGGACCTCGAGGATCCCGACGAAGATCTGGTCGGCGCCGGCGTTGCCTGGCCCCTGGAGGAGGAGCTCGCGCTCGAGGACTTGGATCCCGCCGCCGCCGGCGATGATCGGGTTGTCGATCGTCGAGGTCGAGACGGCGTCGTTCCGATTGATCGCCCAGTTCTGGACCTCGAAGGTGAGGTTGAAGGTCGCGTCGTCCGCGCCGGTTCCGCCGGTCACGGCGACCGGGTTCCCTGGCGCGGCCGAGTAGGCGCCCGTGTTGAAGACGCGGATCCCGTCGATGACGCCGGCGGCGACGCTCGTGACTTCGAGGGTCGCGACGAGCGAGTTGACGACGGTCCCGCCGGAGACGGTGAGGATGTCGCCGACGGTGTAGCCGGTCCCGCCGGCAACGATCGCGGCGGCGATGACGTTGTCGTTCGTGGCGAGATCCAGGAGCCGGAGGAGGGCTTCATCGTAGCCGGTGACGGTGACGTTGTGCGTGGCGCTCACTGGTTCGCTCCTATCCGAGGACCCGGCGGATCGTTTCCGGGTTCTTCTGGATGACGTTGATGATCGCCTGGGCGCCCTCCGGCGTCTCGATCCCGCTCGGGATGTCGGCCGGGTCGGTGACGTTGATGACGTTGACCTGGGGCGGCGCCTGGGCGGCCTGGTTGATGTTGATGTTCGGGTCGATCTGGCCGGAGCCTGGCGGCGTGAAGAGCTCGGGCCCACGTTCGCCGACGAGGACCGGCTGGCCGCCGCGGACCGTTCCGCCGGCCTGGAAGCCGCCGCCGAAGAGTCCGCCGACGAACGAGAGGAAGCCGCCCTCGGCGCCTCCGCCCAGGTTCCCCAGGATCTCGAAGACCTCGGCCGCCAGGGCCTCGGCGGCGAGTTGCTGGAGGAGTTGCGCGAACTTGAACGGGATCTCGTCGAGGCCGTCGCTCAAGGGGTCGGCGATGATGCCGGCGAGCGTTCGCTCCGAGGCCTCCGAGACGTCGTCGAAGAAGTCCTGGAGGGTCGGGAGCGCGTCGGCCGCGGCGTCCTTCTCGTCGAGGAGCGTCTGGGTGAGCTCGCGGATCCGGGCCGCTTGCTCTTCCGTTGCGCCGGAGGCCAGGGCGCGGAGCTCGGCGTTCGCGGCGAGCTCGACGTTCGTCGCCTGGAGGAGAAGGATCTCCTCCTCGAGGGCCTCGATCTGTTCCTGGAACGTCGCCGCCAGTTCGGACGCCTCGATCTCTTCGCGGAGCGCCCGCTGGGCGGCGATGCTTTGCTCGGCTTGCTCGAGGAACGCCACGCGGAGCGCCTCGATCTCCGGCCCCGGTGTCGACTCGCCGAAGATCTCGTTCTCCGCCGCGGCCAGCGCCAGGTCTTCACGGTAGCGCCGGATCGCCTCGGCCGCGCCTTCGCCCGCCGTGGCCGTGAGCCGAAGCTCCTCCTCGCTCATCCGGAGCGACGAGAGGAACTCCTCGATCCCTTCGGCGACTTCACGGAGCTCCTCCGGGTCGACCGCCACGGCGCCGGCGGCGCCTTCGCCCTCCGGTCCCTTCGCGGCTTCGGCGATGTCGCGAGCGCCTTCGTCCCAGAGCTCGACGAGGGCTTCGATCGTCCCGCTCGTGTCGGCGATGAGCTCGTCGCGGAGCTCGCGGAAGTTCTCGAAGAAGAGGTCGGCCGTGTCGCCGCCGGCTTCGGAGAGGATCGTCCCGATCCGGCCGGCCGACTCCCCGAGCCCGGAGACCAGATCGTCGCCGAGGTTCGCGAAGATGTCCCGCGCCTCGCCGAAGTCGCCACGGAGGACCGCCATGATCCCCGAGACGAGGTTCGAGATCCCGACGCCGATCTCCCCGAAGATGCCGAAGAAGACCTCGCCCAGGACCGCGCCCACGGCGCCGAGCGTCCGGCCGACGAACTGGAACGCCGTGACGAGGACCGTGATGAGTGAGTCGGCCAGAAGACCGACCGCGCGCGTCGCCAGGAGGACGACCGTCGCGAAGACCTGGACGCCGCTCGTGACTTCCGTCGTGTCGTCGAGCGACCCGGTCAGAGCGTCCGAGAGAAGGTCGACCGCGTCCGCGAGGCCCTTGATCGCCTGGGCCGCGGAAGATCCCGCGCCGCTGGCTTCGTTGATCCCGCCGACGAACGAGAGGAGGGAGTTGTTGAGGACCGTGAACGCCTGGCCGATCGTCGAGACGGTCGTCGCGAACTGGGCGTCGAGCTCCCCTCCGCCCTTGAGGATCGCGCGGAAGAACTCCTCCGACGAGACCTTCCCCTCGATGACGAGCGTCCGGAGACGCCCGACCGATCCGCCGGCGGCGTCGAGTCCACGGGCGGCGGCCTGGGCGAGCGGGAACGCGCCCTCGAGGATCGAGTTGAACTCCTCGCCGCGGACGATGCCGCTCGAGAAGGACTGGGAGAGTTGACGAAGCGCGCCGGCCGACTCGGCGGCGGCGCCGCCCTGGATCGCGAGCGCCTTCCCGGAGATCTCGACCAGGCGGAAGAGCTCCTCCTGGCTCGCGCCGAGCTCGTCCGCCGCGATCGACGCGCGCGAGAAGAGCCCGACCGTCGCCTCGAACGAGGTCCGCGTGTCCTGGGAGATGTCGAAGAGGCGCTCCTGGGCCGCGGTGAGCTCCTCGGTCGAGTCGGTGACGACGCGGAGCCGGTTCTGGAGGGCCTGGTAGGTGTCGACCGCGCGGACGATCTCACGGACGCCCAGGGCGAGCCCGAAGCCGGCGGCGGCTCCCGCCGCGACCTTGAACGCGCCCGAGAGGCCGCTGACCTGGCCGCGAAGTCCACGGAGAGGACCGCCCGCCCGGCGCGCGCCGGAGGCGACTCCGCGAGAGTCCAGGACGACGCGGATGACTCGGTCGGTCATGAGCGAGTCCTCGCCGGCTTATGGGCGAGGGCGGCCTTCCGCTTCCGCTCCTCCGTCTCGTCGATGCTCTTCCAGTGATCGACCAGAACCTTGTCGACCTTCCAGACGATCCGCTTCAAGCGGTCCAGGTTGAGCCCGTAGGCGTCACAGTAGGCGGCGATCGCGGAGATCGGGATCGGCCCGCGCGGGTGTCGTCGCTCGCCCTGGAGATCCTGGAAGGCCTCCCAGTAGAGGAGGAAGGCCGGGTCGACCGTCGGCGGCGCCTCGAGATGTTCCGGAGGCGCGAGGCCTCGCTCCTTCATGGCCGCGATGATCTGGTCCGAGACCTTCGCGTCCCCGATCCGGAGCGTGTGATCGAGGACTTCTATGAGTTTCCCGCGGCGTCCTCTTCGTGGGCCGCGCGGTAGTGACCCCAGCGAAGCGCGACGACCTGGATCGCCTGGAAGAACTTCGGCGCGCGCTTGAAGAGGCGGACGGCGTTCGTCTCGGTGAACTTGAGCTTCGCGTCCTTTTTGTCCTTCGGATCCGTCCAGGTCCAGCCGAGGACGACCGTCCGGGCGTAGAGCTTCCAGAGAAGCTCGCGGTCGACATCGTCCTCGATCGAGTCCAGGCCGTTGCCCTTCATCCCGACCGCCAGTTCGGCGAGCTCGCGCCTGTAGTGGGAATTGAGCGCGGCGTCGGCCGGCCGGACCTTCACGACCGCGATCACTTTCCCGCCGAACTCGATCTCGCACTCTCGCCCCTCGCTCGCTAGTTTCTCGGATACTTCAAAGGCCTCTAAGACTCTCACGGTCTTCCTCCTGGGCCTCGAAGGCCCGGTTGTCGTGATGAACTACCGGGCGAAGTTCACGCGCTGGGTCGACATCGTGTAGCCGAACACCGACGAGAGGATCGCCTGGTAGGTTCCGGGGATCGTGACGTCCGCGTTTTTGCCTGGGACATCCGGCGCTCCTCCGGAGAACTTGATCCGCGGGAGGTCGAAGATCAAGCTCCGCCCGTCGCCGCCCTGGGTGATGAGATCGAGCGAGGTCTCCGCGTTCTGGAGGATGACCTGGAGGATCTCGTCGTTGTCGAAGTAAGTCGAGAGCGTTCCCGTGACCGAGAACTCGCCGACCCCGATCCCAGACGCGCCGAAGACCCCGACCGCCGGCTGGCGGCGGAGGTTGTTGTTGATCTCGATCGTCGCCTCGAGGACGAAGTTGAGACCGGCGGCGTCGACCGGGTCGATCCCTCGGCCGAGCCGGCCGATGTCGCTCGACGTGTTGTAGACGTCAAACTGTTCCGCGGCGAGGTCGTTCGGGAGGGTCGCGTAGAGCTCCGGGTAGGTCGGCGTGTTGTCCGAGACCGCCAAGTTGAAGCCAAAGAACGTGAGCGAGCCGACCGCGATCGCCTGGGGCGCGAGCGTGAGGTTGAAGGCGTTGATCGCCATCCCCAGGAAGAGCTCGCGCGTGATCGGGGAGTGATCCTCGAAGCGCCGCTCGAGCGCGAACTGGTGAGCCGAGATCGCCTGGGCGCCGTTCTCGATCCGCGAGCCGTAGAAGGCGAGGACCTGTTCGGTCCCCGCGGCGTCCGTGACCATGCCGGTCTGTGCCTCGGTCGTCATCGTGTCGGCCGTGAGGTCGATCTCACGAGCTCGGACCCAGATGTTGTTCCCGACGCTCGCAAAATCGGCGAACTTGAACCACTGGCCGATCAAGGCCGGAAGGCCTGGGCCGAAGGCGTTGTCGAGCGCGCCGGCGGGGAACTGGAACACGGCGTCGCCGCCGCCGACCGTGACGGAGATGTCGCCGACGCCCTGGGCCGCGAAGCCGGTGACGTTGATCCGGGTGAAGGCGTCGGCCGTCTCCGTTCCGAGGACCGCCGTCGTCGCGGTTCCCGCGAGCGGGTTGACCGTGAGGACGTTGACCGCGATCCCGGTGATCTCGAAGATCCCGTCGCCGACGTCGCCCGTCGCGAGCTTCTGGAGGCGGATGATCTGGCCGACGATGAAGTCGGCGCCGTCGTCGACCGTGATCGTCCCCACGCCGAACGCGGTGATCTCGGCGGTCCCGACCTTCTCGATCGTCGCCGCGAACGTCGAGAACATCGACGACTCGATGAGTTGATCGAAGGCCTCGAAGGAGAGCTCGATCCCGGTGTCTCCTCCGGCTTCGGCCCCGACAAGGATGAGGTCGGAGATCTGGCGATCGGGCCTGATCTCCTCCGAGACGATCGTGTTCGGGACGAAGGCGAGGTTCGGCGTCCCGGTGAACCTTAACTGGTTGAGCGTGAAGGGTCCGCCAGGGATGGGGGCGGTCCGCTGGGAGCTTCGGAAAAAGCGAAGCCCGACTCGGTTCGTGTCAGACATGGCGGTCTTCTCCTAGAGTTGAGGCCGTCTCACACGGACCGGAATGAGTCATATTCGACGAGGGCGTTGACGTTGACCTGGAACCATCCCTGGATCCGGCCGGCTTCGACGACGCCCTGGTCGCGGAAGCGGATCCCCGTGAGATGAACCGACTCGACGAAGTCGAGAAGGATCTCCGCCAGGGTGTCCGCTCGAGCCTGGCCGGTATTATGCCGGACAAATACCTGGGCCGCGAAGATTGCCGTCCGGCGGACTTGCACCGACGCGCCGGCGCCGAGGCTGGCGAGCTCGCCGGTCGCGTGAGCGAGTGACGCGAAGACGTAGTCGTCGAGGCCGGCGGGATCGAAGTCCAGGTTGTCCCAGGCCACGGTCTCGAGGTCTTCGCCGGCGCCGGTCCAGTGACTCCCGAACGCGGTCCGAACCGTGTCGCGGAACTGGGCCGGGGTTCGTGTGCTGGCGCCCATCAGTCGAGAACCTTCCGCCCGCCGGGGATCGTGAGCGCGGCGTCGATCGCGCGATCGACCCAGCCGGCCGGCGCTTGTGTCGAGTGACCCTCCGCGAGTCGGCTCGCATAAGGGACATTATTCTGGAGGATGAGCGGGCGGCCGATCTTGCCGCGCGCGTAGATCCGGAGCTCGCCCAGGCCGGCGGCGAGAGTCGACGCGCCGGCGGGATCGACCCCGTCGCGCTCTCCTGGACTCGGGACGGCGATCGAGACGACCCAGTTCCTCCGGAAGTGTCCGCCGACGTAGCCGGTCGGCGGTGTCGGATTTTGCCAGAGCGTCGGGTTCCCGACCGGCGAGGCGAAGATCAAGTTCCGGAGCATCGCGAACGCGGTCTTCGCGAAGTCGTCGGCCGTCTCGGCCTCGATCTGGCGAACGATCTCCGCGGGGTTGTAGGGTTTCGTCGCCATTAGGAGGGCGCCCGGACCTGGAGCTTGTAGAGGAAGTCGGTCTTCCCTGGGTGAATCCGATCGAGCGAGATGATGTTCTTCTCGATCCCCTCGTCGAAGATCTTGTCGGCCGTCGTCGGGATCGTTGCGCCCAGGGAGAGCCCGGCGAGGAGGACGGTCTCGTCGCCCTGGCGGATCGAGCTCCCATCGACGAGCGACCGCTTGATCGGGACGACGACCGCCGGCGCCGTGACGACGGTCTCGGTCACGGTCGGGTCGACCTCCCACGGCTTCGCCGGGTCGGCCGGCGCGGTGTTCGGGATCCGGAGCTCGACCTGGCGGTCCTCTCCGAACTTCCGGATCAAGCGGAGGGCGGTGTCTTCGAGTGCCATGTCATCCGGCTCGGAGGGTGAGGCCGGCGGTCCCGCGACGGAGCCAGCGACGAAGAACGAGCTCGGCGCGCGGGAACTTTTTGAACTTCGCGGTCGAGATGTCGCGGTACTTCGTCCAGGTCTCCAAGACGTCGACCTTCTCGCGGAGCTCGACGACTTCGCGGCCGGTCTCGTCGACGACCGGCGTCGGCGCGAGGACGGCCTGGGCCGCCTCGAAGGCGTACTCGATCGAGGAGTTCCCGATCTCCTCGGGGATGCTACCGGCCAGGCCGGCGGCTGGCGTTGTGAGGTTCCCGAGCTCGTCGAAGACCTCGATCCGCGGCCACTCGAGCCGCTGGGCGCTCGAGAATCGCTGGCCCTTGTATCGGTTGCGGAAGGTCTGGTCGATGTAGTCGGCGCCCTGGATGAGGGCGGCCTGGCGTTCCTTCGAGGAGAAGGTTCTCCAGGTCGTCTTCCGGTCGGAGTTCTCGAGGTACTGGTCCGCCGCGTCGAGGTCGGCGTAGGCCGTCGCGTCGACGAGGCCGGTCCCGTCTTCGATGATGAACTGGATCGCCATGATGAACTCCTACTTCGAGACGTCTTGCTGGAATTGATAACGCTCCTTCGCGATCGTCAAGATCCGGCCGCTCGTGTCGGTCTGTTCGATGTCGTAGAAGTAATCCTCGGGGACCTGGTCGGCGTCGCCTGGACTCCAGGGGAACTCGACCTCGCCGCCCGTCGGGTTCGTGATCGTGCCGTTGATCGAGGCGACCTCGACGCCGATGATCGGCGGACCGACTGGGTCTGGATCTTGCTCGGTGTTGACGCTCATCCGGAACGAGAAGCCGGTGACGTCGAGCGGGACGCCGTTGTTCTCGGGATCCGTGACGAAGATCTTGTCGGGCGCGGTGTCGCCGCGCTTCCTGGCGATGCACTCGCCGAAGAGATCCGTGTCGCATAGGGCCATGAGTTCCTCCTACTGGCTCGAGTTCGACGCCGGCGACGAGAGCGACTGGACGGAGTTGAAGAGCCCGCTCGCGGGATCTTGCCGGCTATTCTCCAGGAATACCAGAAGCGATTGTAGCGAGTTCGGGATCCGTCGCGCGCCCTGGTCGAACATGATCCCGCTCAAGGTGAACGCGAGCTCGGCCAGGCCGGCGAGGTCGCCGACCCCGCGGAGGGTTCCGTCGGGCGTGATCGTGAGCGCCGCGGATCCGGAGATCCCCGCCATCCCGGCCAGGTTCCCGACTGGCGTGAGCGTCATGTCGATCGTCCCCTGGGCGAGGGCCTTCGCGACCATGTTCCCGGTCGCGTCGATGACGATGTCGATCGAGCCGGCGAGGTCTCCCTGGGAGACGAGCGTCCCCGTCGGCGTGAAGACGAGGGCGGCGGCGCCGGCAAGCGCGCCGAGGCCGACGATCGTCCCCGTCGGTGTCATGACCAGGGCGACCGATCCGGCCAGCGCGCCACGGGCGACCAGGGCGCCGGCGGCGTCGATCGTGATCGGGATGACGCCGGCGAGATCGCCTCTCGACTGGAGGTTCCCGGCGACGTCGAAGACCAGGGCGGCGGATCCCGCGAGGGCTCCCTGGCCCGCCAGGGTTCCGGCCGCGGTGATCGTGAGCGGGATCGTCCCCGCGATGAGTTGCATCCCCTGGAGGATCCCGGTCGGCGTGAGGACCAGGTCGGCCGAGCCCAGGAGCTCGCCGACGGCCGCGAGGATCCCCGCCGGCGTGATCGTCAAGGGGATCGTCCCCGCCAGGGCGCCGTCTCCGGTGAGGGTTCCGGTCGGTGTCAGAACGAGGTCGGAGGAGCCCAGGAGCTCGCCCAGGGCGACGAGGTTCCCCGTGAGGGTGAACGTCAAGGTCGCGGTCCCCAGGAGCCCGCCGGTCGCCTGGAGCGTCCCCGCGGGAGTGATGACCAGGCTCGCCGCGCCGGCAAGCGCGCCCAGGGCCTCGAGGGTTCCGGTCGCGACAAGGGTGAGCGGGATGACGCCGGCCAGGTTCCCGCCGACGGCGTTGAGGTCGCCGGTCGGAGTGATGACCAGGGCCGCGGATCCGATGAGCTCGCCCTGGGCCTGGAGGGTCGCCGTAGGTGTCAGAAGGAGCGCCACGGCCCCGGAGAGCTCGCCCAGGGCCTCGAGGGTTCCGGCTGGCGTGATCGTAAGGGCCGCCGCGCCGGCGAGGTCTCCGCGCGCCTGGATCGTGCCGGCTGGCGTGATGAGAAGCGCCGCGGATCCGGCCAGGGCCCCGACGCCGACCAGGGCGCCGGCTGGCGTGAGGACCATCGCCACGGTCCCGGAGAGCGGCCCAGCGCCCCGGAGGTTCCCCGTAGGTGTCAAGACAAGGGCCGCCGAGCCCGCGAGAGCTCCGAGCGCCTGGAGGGTCGCGGCTGGCGTGAGGACCAGGTCGGCGGATCCAGCGAGAGCTCCGCGCCCGACCAGAGCGCCGGCTGGCGTGAGGGCGAGGTCGATCGTCCCCTGGGCCGCCGCCTTCGCGATCATCGCGCCGGCTGGCGTGATGAGGAGGTCCGAGGATCCCGCGAGCTCGCCACGGGCCGCGAGCGTAGCCGCCGGCGTGAAGACCAGGTCCGAGGATCCGGCCAGGGCGCCTCGAGCGACGAGGTCGCCCGTCGGCGTGATGAGGAGGTCGATCGTCCCGAAGATGAGGTTGTTCCCTCCCTCCAGGACGCCGGCGACGGTGAAGACGAGCGGGATGTTCCCGGCCAGATCTCCGAGCCCGAAGATCGTCCCCGCCGGCGTGAGGGTGAGCGGGATCGTCCCGGCGATCTCCGCGTCCGCGCGGAGGACGCCGGCCGGCGTGAGGACCAGGGAGGCGGAGCCCATCATCCGGCCGGTCCCCGAGAGCGCGTAGTAGCCGATGATCTCCGGCTGGTTCGTGTTCGGGTCGAAGATGATCGTCGGCTGTTGATCGAAGAACGGCTGGGCCTCTCCCATGCTTTGCACGTTGCCGCCGACGAAGTCCTGGCCCATGTTGAGGACGTTGATCGACGAGCTCAAGGACTCGACCGGCGTCGTCGCGCTCGCGGTCGAGATCGCGTTGATCGAGTGACCCGTCGCCAGGCCGTCGAACGAGCCGAACGACGAGCGACAGTTCTGATTGACATCCCGGTCCTCGTTCACGTCACTCGCCGAGCCGACCGAGTAGCCCTGGGGCACGAAGCCCAGGTCGGGGAAGACGTGAGTCGCCGGCGTCCCGCCGGTGTCCTTCGTCATCGTCCCGACGGCGACATCGAGGCCGCCGAGGTCGAGGATCATGTAGGCGAAGTGATCGGCGTTAGTGCCGGCCCAGGTGAAGCCGTCGCCCGAGAGCGCGGTGATCTGGATCGTCCAGTCGGCGAAGTCGACGTCGTACTGGCCGAGGAAGTCGGTCGACGTGACCGCCGAGCCCATGAAGTCCTCGTCGTTGTCGCCGACGTACTGGAAGAGCGCCCACTGGTCGATCGAGACGCCGTTGTCGTGTGCGACGCCGTAGGTCTGGAAGGCGAACGGGGACTCGGCCGGAAACTGTTCGCCGGACGTGAAGCCCAGGAGGAGGTCGCCGTTCGCCAGGCCGAGCCCGGTGACGGGTGAGGCGTCGGCCCCGACGTCGGCCACGAACGCGGCGCCGGCTCCGCCGAAGACCTCGTAGTGGATCCGGAAGCCCGCCGCGGTCGTCGAATAGTCGACGGTGAACGTCCCCGCCTGGAAGGTGACGGTCGCGACGACTTGTTCGACGTCGTCGACCGGGTTCACGATGAGGATCGACGCGGTGATCGTTGACTGGCGGAGCGTGTTCGAGGCGCCGTCCTCGCGGTTGTGCATGATGGCCCGCTCGTTCGTGCCATCACTGAATCCGTGGCCGGTCTGGAAGTCGAGCTCGATGACCTGGTCCGAGAGGTTGTCGGTCCAATAGAAGTGAATCCCGAACGGGTCCTGGCCCTTGTCGCTCACGTCGATCACGGTGTCGGTCGACGCGAGCGCCGGCGTGACGAACTCGCCGGTCTTATACCAGACCGCCGGCGGCGGCTCGCCGGAGATCACGGCCGAAGGCGTGAGGACGAGCGGGATCGTCCCGGAGATCGGGGCGTCGACGGCGACGGCTCCCGTCACGGTGAAGGCGAGGTCGGCCGAGCCCTGGACGTTCGCGAGGGCCTCGATCGTGGCGGCCGGCGTGAGGGCGAGAGCGATCGAGCCGGAGAGGTTCCCGACTACTGGGGCGAGCTCGATCGCGCACACGACCGCGCGGTTCTGGTCCGCCCAGGTCGCCTCGACGTTGACGTTCTGGCCGGTCGCGAAGAGGCCGGTCGCCATCGAGCCAGTCGTCGTCGGTGTTCCGCTTCCGTCTTGCTGGTCGGTTTGTTCGGTGAGGTCGGCGCCCCAGGTCGCGGTCGTCGCGTTGCCGACGCCGGCCAGGGCGACCACGGCCGCGCCATCGCCGGCGACGATGTCGGAGCCGGTGAGCGGGTTCGGAGTGTCGGCGGCCGTCTGGTCCGTGTTCGTCTCGGGGACGCTCGCGGCGCCGCCGCCCTGGTTGACGTTCTCGAAGCTGATCGCGTGGAAGGAGAAGGCCGCCGCCTCGCCGGTGATGGCGATCGTCGTCCCGACGCCGGCGGTGATCCCCGCGTCGAGGAGGAGGAAGAGGAAGGCCTCCTGGTCGTTCGCGCCGGACTCCTCGAACACGGTGACGAGTTGGGTCATCGCCTGGCCGCCCCAAGTGACCGAGACCTGGTCGGCGGTGAGGTCGCCCTCGTGCTGGATCCCGACGATGAGGCCGCGGTCGACGCCGGCCGAGACCGGGAAGCTCGGGTTGTCCGTGTTACCGGACGCCGCCGCGTCGAGGATCGTGACGTCGGCCATCGTCTAGTCTTCGGTCACGACCCAGGCGAAACCGTCGACCGCCGCGCCCTGGACGTGTTTCGAGAAGCCGGCGCCGAGCGCCGTGAGGAGCGCGTCCGCCTGGGCTTCCGTCTTCGTGATCGCGACCGGCGAGCTCGTGAAGTCCTCGAGCCGCCGGAAGCGGCCCTGGGTGAGAACCTCGTCGCCTTCGTTCTGGAGTGAGTTGAGCGCGGTCCGGAAGGCCGCCCGATCGCCGAAGGCGAGCGTGAGGGCCGGGCCGTTGCGGTCGATGTTCTCGCGGAAGACGAGACGCCCTCCGCGGAGCTTGATCTGGATCGCCATCATGTCCTCCTTCGGACTACTGGGGCCCGGTTGTCGGAGGCCATCACGCCCTCGTCAATTCCCGAGCCGTCGGTTCTCCTCGGCGTCGGTCAAGATGCCGGCGAGCCGGAGCGTCTTCGACGTGTCGCCGGCCCATCGTTTCGCCTGGCGTCCGCCTTCGCGGATCCAGCCGGCGATCGTGAGCGTCGCGGGAGCTTCCCAGCGAGCCGTCACTTCGCCCAGGCGGACGGCTACGACCGCGCCTTCGTTCCAGACGTCCCAGGGCTTCGTCGATTGCCTGGCGGCGCCGTTGCCGATCGGTCGGAGGTTCGTCTCGTCCGCGTCGCGCTTGAGGGCGCTCCGCTCCTCGGAGCTCGCGCCAGCGATCCGGGCGGCTTGCCCGGCGAAGAGCCTCATCCGTTGCGCGACCATGAAGGCCGACGTGTAGGAGAAGCGCGCCATCTTGTCGCCGACACGGAGAACGACGACGTCGTTCTCGACGTCGACGGAGACGTCGGTCCGCGCGAAGATCTCGCTCACTAGCCGGCGCCGGCGACGATCGCCTTCGCGGTCGATGATCCTCGGCTTCCGGCCAGGACGGCGTCGCGTAGAGCGCCGGCTTCCTTGAGACCGTCGGCGTCGAGATCCTCGAGGTCCGCTTCGACACGGAGCGAGAGGTAGTTCGCCTCGGCGGCGCGTCTCTTCGTCTCCTTCCCGTAGGCCTCGACGAGGGCGGTGTTCCCGGCCTTCGTCGCGCGTTCCGTCAAGGTGACGATCCGAGCTCCGCGGAGCTCCAGCCGAGCGAGCCGGCGGATGTTTTTCGCGAGTGCTTTGTTCACTTCAATCCTCCAAGTGACCCGAGGGCCAGGAATTAGTCGAGCGAGACGTCGAGATCGCCGGCGGCGAACTCGGGCGTGATGCCCGTCGAGATCGCGAGCGAGCTCGCGAGGACCCCGACCATGTTGAGGAAGCCCGCGCCGGACACGGCGAAGCCGAGGCCGAAGTGGGTCACGGTGTCGGATCCCGCGGTCGCCTGGGCGAACGTGATCGCGGCGTCGTTGTCGACTACTCCCGCCGCGACGGTCCAGCCGGCGAGCGAACGCGCGACTCCGATCCGAGCGTAGGGCGTGTACGTCGCCTCGTTCGTTGTCTGGTCGCTCACGGTCTCCGCGGGGAGGGCGGTCATGAGTGACGTGAAGAACGAGCCGGCTCCGACGGACGGCTGGAGCCCTCCGGCGTCCCCGACGTTCGGGGCGGCGACGTTCGTGAAGATCAAGTCGAGGAGATCGTCCTCGAAGAAGTCTTGAGCGGACATAGTGGGCTCCTTCCTAGTTGCTGGCGCTGGCGCGGTGAAGAGTAAACAAAAAAGCGGGCGAGGTCGATGTCATCACGAGAACGTCCCCGTCCCGATGAGGATCCGCTGGCTCTTCGGTCCGAAGAAGAAGACCTGGAGAGTCCCCGTCGAGACGGCCGCGCCGCGCGTGATCGTAAGGGCCCGCGCCTCGATGAAGAGCGCGCGGATCGTTGTGAGGTTCGCCAGGTCTTCGGAGTTCCGAGCCTGGGCGGATCCGTCCGAGAAGAGCGTGTCGCCGGCGGGGATCGCGCCGGAGGCCGCGACGACCTGGGCGAGGATCCGGACGTTCGCCGGGAGGGTCAAGGTGTTCGGGAAGGCGGCGGACGGAAGCGCCGCTCCGAAGTCGAACGGCGAGGCGACGAGCCCCGCGATGTCGAAGTCCTTCTGGTCTTGTTTCTTCCGGCGTCTCACACGAGAGAAGAAGCCGCGCGCCTCATCGGCGGGGCGTCCCGTCGGCGTTGCCATGCTCTACTCCGAGCCGGCGTTCGCGTCCGAGCCGCCTCCCGAGTCGTCGGCCGCCGGCTTCGCCTGGGACCTGGTCGGGCGGCCCATGCCGCGGGCGCGCTGAACGTGGAAGGCGTTGTCGATCGGAGACCTCCCGGCCGCCTTCAAGATCTCGGCGATCCTGGCGGGGTTCGTGGCGCGGCTTGCGCGGATCCTCTTCTGGGCCTTGATGTGACCGCGGACCGCGTCGACGAGCTTGTCGCTCTCCTGGGCGTGAGGGTAGAGCTCGGCCATGAGCTCGCGCGCTCGGGCCTTGCAATCATCGACGGCCGCCAGGGCTTCCACGAGCTCGCCCTGGACCGTCTCGAGCTTCTCGTAGATCCCGGCCTTCCGCTTGTCCTCGGCGTCCTCGACGGACGTGTCGGGTGTCGGAGAGGCGGCGATCGTCTCCTTCCGCCTGGTCGTGTCGGCGGCCTTTTTGTCGGCCTGGGCGGTGTTGAGGGGCGGGGCGATCGTCTGGGCTGGCGCGGGATCCGCTGGCGCCTCCGGAGCGGGCTCCGAAGCTGGGGCGGTCTCGGGTTCGGTCGAGCCGGTGTCGGCGTTGCCGGCGGCCGTCTCGAGTTCCTCGAGCTCGCTCGCCAGTTCGTCCGGGGTCGGCTGGTCGGTTCCGTTCGTCATGTCGTCGGGTCTCCTGGTTGAAGGGAGCCGGCCATCACGGCCGGCCTCCGACTGGGTGGAGTGAAGGGCCTAGAACTCGGTCGTCACAAGGCGCGCGGCCTTGATCTGTTTCCTCTCCGGGAACGTCCGCGCCCAGTTGTTGACGCCGTCCGTGATCTCGGTGTTCGTCGGTCCGCCGTCGGGGTTCGCGACCGACGCGCCGAGGAAGTTATGGCCGACCGGGTGCATCGACCACTCGATCCGCGAGAAGAGCTCCTCGCCGCCGCCGCCGTTGCCCTGGCCGGGCTCGCGATCGACTTCGGCCGGGACCTTCGGGTTCCCGACGCCCCAGCGAGAGGCCATCGGTCCGAAGATCCAGGTGTCGAAGACGCCCGCCGCGTTCGGCATGGTGTCGTCCACGATCACGCGCCGACCGAGGAAGGTCGGGATGTCGGCCGCCGCCGCGTTCGTCGAGTCCGGGATGAAGTCGATGAGGTTGTTCTTCTGGGCCTTCGAGAAGACGATCGAGTGCATGAAGACCGCGACGAAGTCGCTCTGGGAATCGCCGGCGGTCGTGATGGCGTCGATGAACGCCTCCGCCGAGAAGTCCGTGACGCCGGGCGTGAAGACGCCCGAGATGTCGACCGTGAGGTCGTCCTGGGCGGCGTTGTTGGTGATGCCGGCCCGCGGGTCGTCGTTCGGCGTGACCTGGGCGTTGTCGGCGAAGATGCCGGTCCAGGTAGCGACGAACACGGCCTGGAGGCGTCTCCGCCAGTAGGCCGCCACGTTCGAGGCGATCGAGTTCGCCGGGTCATCGCCCGCAAGCGCCGCGGCGAGGTCCATCGTCTTCCAGGACTGGTTCCGCGAGAGGCGTCTCGCGATCTCCTGGTTCGACTGGATGTTCGCCGGCGTGGCTACGGTCGCCGGGTTATCGCTCGAGACTCGATCGTCGAGGACGTTCGAGTCGTCATCGTTGTCACGCCACGAGGGCGCGTTGAATGAGGTCCCGCCGCCTACCAGAAAACCATCGAGCGCCGGATCACGAACGACGACGCCGGAGTCGACGAGCGCGGTCTTTTGCTCGGTAAGTGTTCTAACGTAAGGGGCGAAGATCTCCGGGACTACTACGTCAGCGACGCGGACTTCGGCCATCAGAATCTCTCCTTTGCTTCAAAGGCCGAGACCCTCACGGAGTCGGCGGATGTTTACAGGCGCGAGTCTACCGCACAGGAGCGACCGCGCCTAGTTCTACGCCGGCGGCCTTCATGAGCCGCTCGGCTTCGGGCTTGTTCTCGGTGTAGAGCTTCCCCTGGGCCGTCATGTTCCAGCCGGCCTTCGCCCACGGGTTCCCCTTGCTGAGATCTCCGCCGGCGCCAGGGCCTCCCGCCCCGTCGCCATCGGCTCCGGCTCCGACCGACTTCGGCCAGAACATCCGGAACGCCTTGTCGCGCGCGACCGCCGCGATGAAGTCCTCGGGCTTCTGGTTCGGAGTCACTCCGGGACCGGCCTCGAGTTTCGTCACGACGCTCCCATCTTGCGCGAGCTCGAAGTTCCGCTCGATGAGCGAGACGAGGTTCGTCACGCCTTCCGGCGTCGCGCCGGCGGCGTTCGCGGCCTGGGTGAGCGAGTTTCTAATTGTTGTGTCCTTGCTCTTCCCCAGGGCGTCGTCTCGTTCCGCGTTCGACTTCTCGAGCTCCTTCGTGACCGAGGCGAGGTTCCTCTCGAGGTCGTGGAGACGCGCGGACACGTCTCCGTCGGCTCCGTTCCCGCCGTCGGTCCCGTCGCCCTTGCCCGGCGTCGCGCCAGGCTTGACGAACTTCTTGAGCGACGCCTCGATGATGTCCGTGACATCGTCACGGGAGAGGCCCGCGCCTTGCTTCCTCGCGAAGTCGGCGCCGGCGTCGGTGAGCCGTTTCTTCAAGGCCTCGGCGTAGTCGTCGAAGTCCTTCTGGGTCTTCATCCCCGTCACGTCCAGGACGAACACGCCGTCGGTCTCGACGTAGTGCGCGGCCAGGCCTTCCGGGATCTTCGCCTTGTCTTGAATCGTGGCTTCGAGGGTCATGTCGGCTTCCTCTCACAGGATCGCGCCGATCATAGCGCGAGACTTATGTCAAATCTAGCCGGATCACGGTGACGGGACGGGAGCGCCTGGAAGCCGCGGGGCGGGGACGCCGGCCCGCTGGAAGGCGCCGGGGTCCGTGTCGTAGAGTTGCCGGAGCGTGAGGCGCTTCCCGGAGTTGTCGACGAAGCGGTCCAGGCCGAGCTCGCCAGAGCGGAAGAGGCGACCGCGCGCGGGTCCCAGGACGTCGTCCTGGAAGGCCGCCGACGAGCTCTCGAGGAAGTCCGTGTAGTTCGTCGTCCCTGGGACGGTCCCGACGAGCTTCTCGACCGCGCGCCGGCGAGCCGGTCCTCGAAGTCCGCGGAGTTGTCGCTCGGTCGCGCGGTTCGCCGGACGTCGTCCGAGCTTGCGCCCGTCGATGACCGGGACCCGGATCGAGCGACAGTTGATATGGATCGGCGGGTGAGGTCCCTCGCCGACCTTGAAGACCTGGCCGTCGAGCGATTGACAGATCGGCGTCGTCCTCGCGTCCAGGGTCGCGACGTACTGTTCGCGCCGGATGATCCGCTTGTTCGCCTGGAAGAACTCCGAGCGGACGCCGTTCGTGATCGCCGCCGTCGCGGTCTGGGCGAGGGTCTGGGCGCCGCGCCGGGTGATCTCCCGGACGCCGTCGACGCCGCCGAGGGCTCGGGTCCCGAAGATCCTCCTCGAGATCTGGGTCGGCGTATCGCCGAAGACGAGGCCCTGGCGGATCTGGTCCATCATCCGCCGGCGGTCGCCGAGCTCGTAGGTCGAGAGCCAGTCGCGGAGGATCCGCTTGTCGATCGGCCGGGCGAACACGATCCCGCGAAGATCACGCGGCGACGGAAGCGCCGGGTCGAACTGGACCGGAAGGTTCTCGACGACGAGGTCGGAGATGAAGCGGGTCTCGGCGATCGAGAGGCCGACGAGCTCGCGCCGGACGAGCGAGTTGATCTCCTGGAAGGTCGGCCGGTTGATGTCGGCGATGAGCTTCGAGGTCCGGATCATCCGCTTCGTCGTCGCCGGCCCAGGGTCCCAGCCGAGCGCCGCGATCCGCTCGAGGCGCGCGTTGAGCCTGGCGCGGAGCTCGGGCTCGGCCCGGTTGAGGAGCTTGACCATCCCGTTCGAGAAGCTCCGCGTGAAGCGGAGGATCTGGATCTGGTGAACGATGAGGTCGTCGCGGATCGCGGTGTTCGACGTGTGCGCCACGCGCTACTCCTCGGCGTCGCCCTGGTCTCCTCCGCCTCCTGGCGGGATCTGGGCGGCGCCGTCCGCCCCTGGGGCGCCGTCGATCGCGACCTGGCGGGCCCGGACCATCGCGGGGTCGTTGATGTCCGCGCCGCCTGGCATGGGTTGACCGTCCTCTCCGATGAAGGCGTCGCCGCCGGTGTCGAAGGCGTCCATGTCGGCCTCGTCCTCGATCTGTTCGATCTCCTCGTCGAAGGTGAGCTCGGTGAAGTCCTTCTGGCGGAGCCAGTTGTGGACCGACTTCCAGGAGAGCGGGACCTTCGACTTCTTCGCCGTGGCGAAGGCGACCAGGTCGGCGGGATCCTGGTCCTCGGTGATGAAGTCCAGGTTCGGCTCGACCTTGACCTCTTCGGGATCCGCGCCGACCCAGACCGCGGCCTGGCGGAGGGCCGTCTCGAGGCCCGTCGCCGAGGTCATCGCGATCGTCTGGAGCGTCGCCGTCCTACCGGCGACACGGATCCGGAGGGTCTCGGCCGCCTCGGCGCTGGCGCCGCTCGAGAGGAGCTTGATCCCCTCCTCGCCGGCGCGCTTGTAGTCGTCGGCCAGGCTCTCGCGTTGCTCGGAGAGCGCCAGGGAATCGGGGCCGATGAACTTCGCGTCGCCCTCCGGGTCGGGGATGTTGAGGTAGGCGCCCGAGCCGATGATCGGGCTCTGGTTGTCGTCCGGGTTCTCCGAGGATCCGCTCGAGATGTCGTAGCCGGTGATGACGAGCGTGTCCTGGCCGGACATGAAGAGCGCGCTCCGGTGATCGGCCTCGCCGCGGTAGATCGCGAGCCCCAGGTTCGCGAGGTTGATGAGCGGGACCTCGCCCGGCTGGGTCGCGAGGTCGGTCGTGTTGATGAACGTGAAGGGGATCTCCTCCGATGTCTTGCCGCGGATCGCCGGGATGACCGCCTCCTGGAGGTTCCCGTCGCGCTCGACCTGGCTCGTGAAGACGTTCGCGTCGGCCTCGCCCAGGTTCAACACGCGATAACGCGGGACGAGGTTCCAGGTGAACTTGTTCCCGGTGTCGCGCTCGAAGCGCGTCTCGTCGAGGACGACCATGAGGAGCCGGCGGATCGCCTCGCTCCGCTTCTGGTCGTCTTGTTGCTTGATGTCCTTCGTCACGGTCAAGTCGTCCCAGTTGAGGATCTGGGGCGCCGGGTAGCGGACGATGAGCGGGAGGTCCCGGTTCGGATCCACGTCCAGGAGGAGCCCGAGCCGGCCGTAGAGGAGTTGATTGATGTGAATCTGGACGAGGAGGTCGTTGAGCGACTCGCCCTTCGGCGTCGCGAGCTCCCTCATGTCCTCGAGGGCCTCGGGGAGCTCGATGTTCGCCGGCTCGCGGTCGAGGATCCCGGTGAGCGCGCGGACGGTCTCCTTCACGAGATCCGGGAAGAAGGACCGGATGAGGTAGGCCGTATAAAGCGCGAGCCCCTCGCCGTCGAGCTTCGTCGGCTTCGCCGAGAGCGCCCTCATCCCCGACGTCGCGGGGAGGTAGGTCGTCGTCTTGCTTTTGATGTGACGCTGGCCCTCGTTCGTGTCGAACATGAGGACCCAGTCGGAGCGCCTGGCGTTGTGGTCCGGGTGCGGGTCGGAGATGTTCGAGCCGCCCTGGGCGGACTGGGGCGGCGTCGTGATCCCCGCCTGGAAGGGCGCGGTCGCGTTCGGGAGGATCAAGCTCGTCGTCTGGTCGGTCATCATGCGGCTCCTCTAATCGAGCCCGACTTCGGGCGTCGGGGTTGTCTCACGGCTCGGTGATACGCTCGAGAGAAGGCGTCGACCTGGTCCTTGAACGTGCTCCCAGGGAAGGCCGCGGCCTCATCCAGGAAGACACCATTCCAGGCTCCACGAACGAGGAACACGTTCCCCGCTTCGACTTGTGCCGCTGGCGCCTCGGCTCGGGTCTCCTTCGCGCCGCTCTCCGGCGTGTAGAAGATCCGACGGTCCGGGAAGTCCGCGGCGATGTCTTGCGCCTGGGCCTTCCCGGCCTGGCCGGGATCCTGCGGGAAGTCGATGATGACGACCTTCCCGTCCTGGTCCGCCGCGGTTCTCATTGTTGTCCGGACTTTATGCGGCGAGCCTCGGAGACGAATCACGTCCTCGACGTAGATCTTCCGCTTAACGTAGCGGAGTTTCAAGCCGACGGTCCAGGCCGCCTTCTTCGCCTCGACGGCCGCGGCGTCGGTCGCCGCCAGGTCCCAGCCGCGGACAATGGTCCCGCCCTTCGGGACGTCGGCCGCGTCGATGATCTGGAAGTCGTCGCGCTTCATCATCCCGCCCTCGCGAGGGTGCGGGCGTTGTTGAAGTTGTCCGGCTTCGCCGTACTCGGTGAGCCCGACCGTGAGCTCGTCGATCCGGGCCTGGTCGAAGAGCTCCGGGAAGAGGAGCTCGCCGTCCGTCTTGCGCCAGTCGAACGGACACGGGTGAGGATGATCGAGCTCGAACTTCGCGGGGAGACATAGGTGAGTCCAGAGCTCGCCCTCCTCGTCCAGGAAGACGCCGGTGAGATCGCGCGGGTGTAGCCGTTGCATGATGACGACGACGGCGCCGGTCTTCGAGCGGATCCTGGTCGGGAGCGCGAGGCGGATCTTCCGGATCGTCTCGTCGCGGACCGTGTCGCTCTCGGCTTGTTCGACGTTGTGCGGGTCATCGAGGACGACGATGTCGCCGCCCTCTCCCATGATGCCGGCGACGGCGCTCGAGAATCGGTAGCCGCCCTGATTGTTCGCGAAGCGGCTCTTCGTATCCTGGCCGGCGCGGAGGAGGGCCCACTGGCTCGGCCGGCCCGTGAGGAGCTCCTGGTAGAACTCCGAGCGGATGAGATCCCGCGAGCGATCGGCGTCACGGAGCGCCAGGTCGCCGCGGTAGGACGTGAACGCGAAGCGGACCTCGGGCTTCATGAGCCAGGCCCAGGCCGGCCAGAAGACCGACACGGTGAGGCTCTTCATGTGACCGGGCGGGACGTTGATGATGAGCCGGCGGATCCGGCCCTTGAGGACTTGCTCGAGGATCCAGGCGAGCGTCCGGGTGTAGCGGCCGAAGGACGGCGGCGCCGGGTCGACCCAGCGCCAGGCGTCGCGGATGAAGTCGTGGAGGCCGAGCCCTCGGCGAGCTCGTTCGGCTCTAATCCTCGCGAGGGCCGGCTTCATCGGCGCCCGCCTTCACGAGAATCCGCTCGAGAGCTTCGAGCTCGTGGTCCTCGAGGAGGGTGAGGTCCGCGGTCGCCGGGAGAAGATCGTCGGCCGGGCGTTCGTCGCCGCGGCTGGGCTTGAACTCGGGGAAGTAGCCGCCGATGAGTTGCGAGAGGAGTCGGTCCGAGGGTTCCTTGACGCGGAGCGTCCCCTTCGTGTCGACGTACTCGGTCCAGTTGTAAGCGCGCCGCCATCCCTCGCCGACCAGGAGCTCGCGGCCTTCGGTGAGCGCCTCCCTCATCGCCTCCCGGAAGCTCGGGTTCTTCCCGGCGAAGGCGTAGATCGTCGAGCGGCTCCAGCCGATCATCCGAGCGGAGAGCGAGACGTTCCCATTGTGCCGGAGCGCCTCGAGGAAGCGGACGATGTGAAGCGGGACGACCTTCGACGAACGGCCGGTCGCGCGCGCGTCGGGGGCGTCTGGTTTTTGTTCGTTCGGCGGGTCCTGGGCCATCACGGCCTCCGGGGTCGTCTCACACGATCGGGGTCCGATCGTAGACTTCCCAGGATCCCCGCACAAGGGCGCCCAGGTCGACCGGGAGCTCGTAGAAGGGGAGCCAGTCGTCGGAGATCACGATGACGCCGGTGAAGCCCCAGAGCTTCGTCGCGGCGTAGTTCCAGACGTGGGAGTCCTCGCGGTCGCGATAGACCCCGTCGATGAGCGCCTTGACGAGGTTGTCGGTGTCGGGCTTGAGCTCGTGAGGATGTCCGCAGAGCTCGAGCTTCTTCTTCCGCGACCAGGACTCGGACATCGGGATCACGAAGACGACGTGAAAAAAGTCCGCGGGGAGCTCCTGGACCTTGTAGCCGATGTGATCCCGGAAGGCGCGGTAGTTCTGGACGGCCCTCGAGGGCGCCCACTTGTCGCGCCGAGATTGCCTGGGCGCCGCGACGGGTGCGATGTCGAGGACCCGGAGCTCGCTCACGGATCGAAGCCGGGCCCGATGAGGAGCGCGCCGATGTTGATGACGACGAGGCCGGCGAAGATCACGACCGCCGCGATGAAGATCCAGAACGCGATCCGCTTCATGACGGCGGCCTGGGCTTCGTCTTCATCTTGAGCTTCGAGCGGATCCAGTCCTCGGCGACGATCGCGAAGCCCGGCTGGGGCACGTTCCAACCGACGAAGGCGCCGGCGACGAAGGCGATGATGATCCAGAACATGAGCTTCTCCTAGTCGTTGCAAGTCGTGACGATGACGGCGATGAGGACGAGGGCGAGCGCGGCGTAGATTAGACGTCGACGATCTGGCCGCCCGTCGCCGGGGGCGGCGGGCTCAAATCTAAAGGGACCGCCGTCCAGGACGCGAAGGTCATCGGGTCGCTCTCGTTGCCGGCGTTGTCCTTCTGGACGACCGCGAAGTCGAACTCGCCCTCGATGGGCGGGATCTCCGCCTCGGGTTCCGTCGTTGTCGCGAACGGCGTGACCGTTCCGCCGGCGTCGATCGACGCGAGCCAGACATCGACGTCCGCCGCGGCGTTGCGTTGATACCAGTCCCAGGAGTCGGTCGCGGGGTTCGGGTCGACCGTGAGCTTCTTCCGCTTGATCTTCGACATGAGGTTCCCCTATTCGATGCCGCCGCCGGTCGCCGGGGCGAGCTTGATGAGCATCACGAAGCCGCGAGGATACACTCCCGCGGCGACGTGTGCCGGATCCGTACTCGAGGCGATGATCGAGCACAAGATCACGCCGCGGGTCGGGTGTTGTTCGGCTTCTGGTTCGCTCGCCAGGTCGCCGTCGGTTCGACACGCCCGCGCGTTCACGAAGTAGGTCCCGGCGCGGTTCGGCGTCCAGCCGATCGACCGATCGACCTCCGGGAGCTCGGCCTTCATGACCGGGAAGGCGGCGGTCTTCGGCGGGAACTCGAACACGGTGATCTCGGTGAAGAGCGTCATGTTCGCGACGTCGTTCGGATCCAGCGCCCAGCCGATCGTCCGCTCGTCGCCGGTGAGGGCGAAGACGAAGGCCTGGTTGTAGACCGTACACTCGCCGCTCGAACACGGCGTCGAGAGCGGGACGGGGATCTCCTGGGCCTCCGACCTGGACGAGAAGAAGAGCGCCAGGGCGACGAGGATGAAGCCGATCGCGAAGACCCAGGAGAGCGGCCGGAGCATCTCCTCGCGGTGTCGGAGCTTGCGGTCGTAGTAGGAGCGCGTCGCGTGTTCGCGGGCGAGATCTTCGCCGGCTTGCCGGATCCTCTCGTAGTCCTCCGGAGCGCCGTCGGGTCTCACTAGCCGACGCCTTCCGCCTCGGCGTCCTGGGTCGGGCCTTGCTCGCCGAGGATCCTCGAGAGCTCGATCTGGGCGGTGATCTCGTTGTCGTAGCCGCCGCCGTCGACGGGTTCGCCCGAGTTGAACTTCGCGAGGTTGCGGGTCTCGGCGTAGGCGATCCGGAAGAGCTTCCCCATCCGTTGAACCTTGAGGGCCGGGATCGGCGGGCGTTCCTCTTCGGGCGGCGTTCCTCGGGCCTGGGTGATCTCGGCGGCTCGTTCGCGATCACGCTCTCGCCGGCGGGTCTTCTGGTCTTCGGTTCTGGGCTTGCGTTCTGCCATCGTTTACTCCTCGAGGTCGTCGAACTGGTCCTGGATGTCCTTCCGGGTCTGGGCGTCGTGCCAGGCGATCCGGCTCCGGATCTTCTCGCGGAGCCAGGAGCCGAAGAGGTAGGAGCCGAGGATCCCGAACGCGATCGCGATGACGACGCCGGTCCAGAACGGCCAGGCGAAGAACATGACGGCCCAGAAGGCGACGGAGATCGCGATCATGTAGAAGATCGGGGCGATCTTCCGGAGCTCGTCGGAGTAGAACATCACGGGCCTCCCGTCCGCGTCGGTCTTCCCTCGGGAAGGTAACACGCGCCGAGACGTCAAGCTACTCGTCCGGATCCTCGGGTTCGATGCTCTCGTTGTGGTCTTCGATACAGTCGACCAGGGCGCCGCGGATCGCCGTCGACTGGATCATCCAGGTCTTCATCGCCTGGAGGTTCTCCGCGAGCGCGGCGTAGAGCTCGGAGTTGAACCAATAGCCCCAGACCTCCTCGGGGTTCATCACGAGCGTCGGCGGCGTGTCCTTCAAGTTCAACACGTCCGGGGCGGCCGAGGTCTGGCACACGACGCGGACCGGCCGCTCCTCGATGACGATGTCGGGGATCTTCGCGCCGAAGAGTGAGCAACCAGGCAGAGCCAGGAAGAAGACCAGGAGCGGCGCCCGCCTATTCACGGGAGCGGAGCTCGATGTCCTCCCAGACGGCGGTCGTCGCCCTTCTCGCCTGGAGCTCGATGAGCCCCGGCTTCGCCTGGGTGAGGCGGGTGAGCCGCTCTCGGTCTTCGAGGACTTCGGTCGTCTGGTCTTCACGTTCTCGGGCGGCCTGGAGCTCCTCCGTGAGCTCTGCCTGGCGCTCGTGCTCGTTGTCGATCGCGACCGTGAGGCGATCGCGTTCTCGTTCGGCGAGCGACGCCCGTGTCCGCTCGGCCGTTGCGGCGACTTCCGCCGCGACTCTCATGTCGATCTGACCCTTGACCAGGAAGAACCCGCCGGCCATCATGCCGCCACCTAGAACGAGCACAACGAGGAGCGCCTGGATGTTCAAGTTCTACCCGCCATTGACCGAGCCCGTTCGGAAGTAGTTGTTCGTCAGCGTCCCGAGGACGCCAGTCATCACGCCCAGGATCCCGACCGGGAAGCCCGCGATCGCGAGAGCGACCGTCGGGTCCTGGACCGTCGTCCAGTCGAAGGCCATGAACCAGTCGGTCACGAACCAGGCGAACTTGATGAAGAAGGCGTAGTAGAGGATGACCAGGAAGCGCGGGATAATTCTCAAGGCGTCGAGCCTCTCGGCGAAGCGGATCACGGCGTCGTCCGACCGCTCGGTCATGGCGTTCCTCTCCGTTGTCGGGGTCCGCTCGGCTCGCCTCGTGTGCGGCGACATCGAGATCCTCGACGGGGAAGGTGTCCTCCGTTCATGGCGACCGTCTCGAGAGGATCCGGGTGATGGTAGCGTTCCGCTCCGTTGTGAGATCTTGAAGGTCCCGACGGTCATCGGCTAGGAGTGACGCCTCCGCCGCGGTGAGCTCGTCCTGGTCCTCGAGCGAGCGGATCTCGTTCTCGAGCTCCTCGATCCGGATGTCGAAGACCTGGACCAGGAGCGTGTCGACCGAGGCGACCGTCGCCTTCTGGGCGTTCGAGTTCTCCTCGACGATCTCGCCGAGGGCGTCGATGTCCTCCTTCTGGGCGTAGCGTTGATCGGCGCCCCACACGACCAGGGAGCCGCCGCCGCCGAACAGGAACGCCACGACGGCGCCGATCGAGATCCCCTTCTGGGTCGTTGTGAATTGCTTCATGTCAATCCTCCGCCGGCGGCCTGGGCGCCGCGTTCGTTCGCTGGATGTGACCGACGTCCGCGAGCGTCTGGTCCTCGGTTGAGCCGTCCCGGTCGAAGTCGCCGCCCCAGGTGATCTCGATGTTGAGCGTGTGCGCCGCCGCCTGGATGATGCCGGCGACGAAGGAGAAGAGCTTCACGTCGGTCCAGGGGATCCCCTTCTTCCCGGATCGGAGCGTGATGTAGGGCGCGAAGTCGCAAGCGTCCGAACACGCGAGGCCGTCGCCGTCGGTCGCGTTGTGGTAGGAGGCCGGCCAGCGCGCGTTCGTGAAGCGCGGGTCGATGTCGTTCTGTTCGACCTTGTCGCGGAAGCCGTGGACGATCGTGATGTCGATCGCGGCCGGCGTCATCTTGAGGGCCTCGGCCATGACGAGACGGATCTCGTCGTGGCACGTCATGAGCTTCGCGGTTGATCTCGTTCCGTATTGATGCGACGCGGCCATGAGGGCCTCCTGGATCCCGCCGACGGCTACCAGTCAGGGTTCGACGGCTTCGAGTGACTCACGGCCCTCACGGCCTGGGTCGAGCATAGCAAAAAAAAAGGCCCCGAAAAACGGGGCCGAGGCGAGACGTCACGATCGACTTCTTCGTCCGACTCGCGCGCCGGCGCCCAGGAGGACGCCCGGCGCCGGCGTTAATCAATGGCGGGTGACGTCGGGCTTCCCTTCGGCCTCGACGGTGAGCTCGCCGGTCTCGTCGCGGATCGTCACGGTGATCTCGGTCATGTCCTTCACGGCGTTCAAGATCCGGATGATCTCGTTCTTCGCGATGAGGAACGAGGCGGCGACCTGGGCCTTCTTCCGCTCCTGGCCCTTGTAGGAGAGCCAGGCCGCCAGGATGAAGCCCAGGCAGAACCAGAAGCCGTTCACGGCGAACTCGGTCACGTCATCGAGCTCCGGAGATCCTTCACGAACTTCTCGAGCTCGGGGCCTCGAGGGCCGGCGATGACGTCGGCGGTGAACGTGCCGGCGAGCGACTTCTTCACGATGACGAGGTCCCAGGTCCCGGTCGAGTCGCGGTAGAAGATCTCATAGTCCTCGAGCGATCGCTGGACCTTCGTCGCGACCAGGTTGAGGACGTTCTCGAGGTCGTTCGTGACCGACATCCCGCCGAGATCCTTGTCGACGATCCGGATCTCGAGCCGGTTCTCTTCGACGTGAAGCTCGAAGTCGGCGCGGACCAGGCGGACGACCATGTCGAGCCGGAGCTTCATCGGACGCTCGTCGAGACATCCTCGAAGAAGCGGATCCCGTTGATCGTGCCGGGGTCCTTCTTCTCGCGGGCGATGTCGTTGAGGGCGGTCATGTTGGGCTCGAGGACGGTCGTCGGGAGTTTACCATCGGCGACCGCCTTGACGAGTTCGAGGAGATCGACGACCTCGGCCTTCCAGGTCTTCGCGATGATGACGCTCGACTCCCGGCCGCGGGTCGTGGCGACCTTCGCCGGCTTCGCCGCCTGGACGACCTTCTTCTCGGCCTCCTCCTCGATGACCTGGGCGACCGGCTCGGCGTCGACGCCGGCCTTCTTCCGGAGCGCCTCGGCGAGCTCCTCCGCCTCCTTCCGCTCGGCCGCGGCGGTCTCCCGCTCGATCCGCTTCTTCTCCGCCTCGAGGGCGACCTGGGCCTGGGCGAATCGGTTCATCTTCTTCCGGGCGATCCCGACGATCTCGTCGATCCGATCGCGCGGCGGCTTGAAGAGCGCGTTGATCTCGTTGACGACGCCGTTGAGCGGCTTCACGAGCGAGATCCGCTTGTCCTCGAGCTTCTTCCGCCGGTGGTTCATCATCTTCACGAGGTCGCCGACCTGGCCCTGGGTCTCTTCATCGGCGACGTCGATCCCCTCGATCGTGCCGGCGAAGGCCGCGATGTCGGTGACGATCGGGTTGAGCTCCGCGACCGCGAGGGCGCGTTGTGTGCTGGTTTCCATTGTGTCCTCCTGGCGCCTCACGCGCCGCTTGATGATCCAGGCCCGAGGGCCGCTTCACGTTCCGCGATGAAGACGCGGAGCCCCGGCTCGAAGTCGGCCGGGAGTTCTTCCTTGATGACGATGATCTGGTCGAGCGATGTCGCCAGGGCGAGTTCTCGGGCGTAGTCCGAGACCTTCTTCTTCGTTCCGTCCAGTCTAGCATCCGACCGGCGCTCGATGGCCTCCGGGGTCTCGACCGATCGGCTCTCGATCTCCTGGACGGCTCGGTCGCGGAGGTCCGGCTTGTCGTCGATGTTCGTGATGATCCAGTTGAGGAAGCCGGCGTCGACCTCGGACCAGGGGACGCCCTTCCAGTCCTTCCCGATCGGACAATGGGACGAGAGCGGCTTCGCGTTCCTGGGGATCGCCGACTCGACGCGCTCCTCGCCAGGCTGGAACGGGTCGCGCTGGCCGCCGAGCTTCTCGGGATCCATGTCCTCGAGGTCCTGGGTGAAGACCTCGGAGAGGCCTCCGACGTTGAGGACGGCGTCGATCTGGCCGCTCTTCTTCGACATCTTGATCGCTTTGTTGAGATCATCCCCGGCGTCGCGGGCGCCGATCCCCTCGGCGATGATGACGCCGTCGGAGTTGAGGAGCTCGCAACGGAGGAGGATCTGGGTGACGGGTTCGCCGCGGATGATCCGGTCCTCGTAGGCCCGGAGCGTCGGCCAGGTGACACGGAGGCCGAGGATCCCCGCGATCTTCTCGGCGCCGGCCTTCCACAAGCTCGGCTTCGAGAAGTGGTACGGGTTCGCACAGTAGCGGCCGTCGGGACATCGGTCCTTCGGGATGACGTGGATCCTCCCGAAGTCGGTCCCCTCGACCAGGGCCTCGCGGATGTGCTCGATGAGGGCGTCGCGGTTCTTCTTCCGGCGGTCGAGGCCGGCCTTGAAGACGGAGGGCTTGATGTCGAGAGCGGAGCGGACATCGAGGTCGCGGCCGTTCTCGTTGATGACGTTGACGACGGCCGGGACGGCCGCCTGGTCGGGCTTGTCGTTCATGTTGATCTCCTGCAAAGGGCCCGCCCAGTGTACCATCTCACGGGACGCGAGTCTCTTCTCCTGGGTCCTCTCGGATGTTCGGCGACAGGCACTCGGGGCACATGAAGAGGGCCTGGGCGAAGCGGACGTTCTCGACGCCGGTCTCCGGGTCCTTCGTCTTCGGGCCCTCCGAGAAGCTGGGCTCCTCGAAGATCGCGCCGCAATCGCGGCAACGACCGCTCACTCGAAGAAGTCCGCCTGGTCGGGCTCGAGCTCGACCGCGCGCCAGGTGTGCGCCAGGTAGCCGGAGCTCCGACACTTCCGCGGCTCGCCACGTTCGACGAGGCCGAGCTTCTCGAGCTCCGGGAGGCGCTTCTGGGGCGAGGCGGACGCCGCTCGGAGTTCGAGATCGGGGAAGGTCTGGGTCATCCGGAGGCCGAGCTCGTTCGAGGTCTCGTCGGGGAACTTGACGGTCACGTCGTAGACCTGGCGACGACGGCGCGAGAGGGCGCTCGCGACGTGACGGAGCGCGCCGATGTGCGAGGTCGCCGGGTCGGTCGACTTCGCCATCGGGAAGACCGTGATCGTGATCTCGCCGTTGTCGTCGTCGTCGTCGTCCTTCATCCGTAGGGATCCCCGAAGCCGGCGGCGGCGATCGCGTCGCGGAAGAGCTCGACCTGGAGGATCGAGTCCTCGGCCCGGTTCGCGCGGAACATCTTCTTCGGCCGACCCCACGCGAACGAGCTCACGGTGTCGACGGCCTCGAGCTTCGACTCGGCGGTCAACCAGCCGACGATCTTCCGGGTCCGCCGGCGGCCGACGCTGACCTGGGCGGCGACATGGTCCTCGGTGAAGAACTTGTCGGCGTGTTCCTGGAAGTAGAGGAAGATCTTCTCGGGGTCGGTCACGGCGCTCTTCCAGGCCCTCACGGGGAGAGCTCGCGCTCGGTGATGAGATGCCAGACGGCGGGCTCGTTGCCGGCGTCCAGGGGAACGCCGTGAGCGAAGAGCCGGCCCAGGTTCGAGAGTCCGAAGAGCGTCGCGCCGACGGCCTGGATCGAGATGATGATCTCCTGGTCGACGCCGGCGGCCTGGCGGAGCTTGTCCTCGAAGATGTCCTGGCGGATGTAGCCGATCGGCTCGTCGGTCCCGCCGGCGGCGTCCTCGGCGGCGGCGGCCTTCGTGTTCGGGAGGCGGAAGGCGACCCTCGGGTCGATGAAGACGAGCTCGGGCGCCTCGCTCGACCGGATCATGACGCCCTCCCGCGCTTCTCGGGCGGCGGCGCCGGCTGGATCTCCTCCCAGGCCTGGGTCCGATCCTTGCCACACTGGGCGCAAGCGTAGAACGTGGCGGGCGGCTTCCCCTCTTCGGTCGGTCGGTGTACGGCGCGAACTTTCCGCGACCCGCAAGCCGGACACGCCGGCAAGTCGGACGAGCTCATCATGTTCTTCTTCTCCTCACGAGAAACAAAAAAACCAGACCGCCCCAGGACCCCTCACGGATCGCGCCAGCGGGACGGCCTGGCGTCAACTATGCCGCGCGGACCTCGCCGGCGAACTCCGGGTCGTAGATGTGCGCGAGCGGGACGCGGCCCTTGTAGATCCGGAAGAGCGCGCGAGCGAGCGGGCGCTTCGGCGTGACCTCGCCGGCCTCGACGCGGTAGAGCGTCGGCCGGGTGCATCCGGCCGCGTCACAGATCTCCTCGGCCGTCTTGCCGGACTCCTGGCGAGCGCGCCGGAGAAGGTTGTGTTGTTTCACTGGGGACATCTCCTCGAGTTGTCGTCCGCTCACTGTAACACGACGCGAGAACGCCCGCCCCAGGGAGCCGAGACCAGGGCGTCGACCAGGGC